CATATTTTTTTATTTTTTATAAGGAAAAGCTTTATTTAATTTTTCTTTCCTTTTGTTACAACCACAACCTTTCTTACCAAACAAACCTTGTTTGTTTAAATATTGTGTAAATGATTTTACCCCGGTCGCTGTTGTAAATTTTTCTATTGTATCTCCTAAACCTTGTGATTTCATATTTAATTATTTAGTAGTTGCAGTCGCCCCGTAGAGCGACCGCTCCTACAGTTTGATTATTTTAATTGTTTTTCTATATTTGCATAGATTTCCATACCTTCGTCAGTTTTAAACCAAGCAGCTAAAGCTGAATATGGATGCTCGTCAAAAGGCACATTCATTAGTTTTCTACCGTTAGAACCCCAAGTAAATGTTCTTTGATCTGAAGATAGTTTTAATATACCTAATTCTGTTGCTTTAATACCAAAGTTTCTAAGAACAACATTTTCATCATTAACTAACTCTAAGAATAACTGAGGATTTCTTTTAGCATATAATAACAAATCTCTTTTAAGCTCCTTAGAACTCATGTCTGATACCTTAGAACCAATTTCAACTCGCATAATCGCTTCAGCCATATCAATGTCAATATTTTTAGCTGCGTTTAAAGCTTCTATTTCCATTTCTAACCAACTGATTTCATCTATTGCGTCTGCAACTGGTTTTTCTTCATAAAACAATTTATCTCTGTCAGGGTGATATAAAGAAAGTAGTTTTTGTAAAATTGTTTTTTCTCTTTCAACTATTAACATGCCGTTTCTAAAAACCACGTGTTGTAGTCTTTGATCTCCTGACATCTCGTCAACAAAAACTGTTTTTTGATTTTGACAATATTTAAGCTCTCTTTCATAACCTTTTTCTTCGTCAAACCAATGTATGTTTGCAGATTTTATAGATCTTGATAAAGGTTTTTTACCACCTTTAAGCCTATATATTCTGTCTTTAATTTCCCAACCATCTTCTAGTTTTTTATAAGTTGGTTCTGTTCTTTTTCTTTTTGGTTTTGGAGTTTCAACAACTGGTGTTTCAACAACAGGTACCTCTACCTTTTCTTGTTTTTTTGCCATAATATAATATATAATAAAATTAATAAAATAAAGGGTCGAGGCCGAAGCCTCGATCCCTTAAATAAACAGTGCTTATTTCATTAACATGAAATTGTTAGCACCTTGTGTAATTAAACATCTTTCAGTTAGCATGTGTATTTGCATTGCATCAAGTGCAGATGTAGTAGCGCCAACAGAACCAGTAACCCAAGATTTCATTCTTCTGTTATCAGTTTGTGAAGCTCTATATCTTACGTGTAAGAAAGGTCTTTTTAGATTCTTTCCTAAGTTTTGATCGTATACAGAAGATACACCAGCTGGAATAATAACCCCACGGATAGCTGCGCTACCTGCTCTGTCGTTAATACCACCCCTTGTAGCTTTGTCATTTAAGTATCTAAAGTCAGACTTGTAGAAATCGTAAGATCCACGTCTGAAACCAGAGAAACCTAAGTTTAATGCCATATCTTCAGAGTTGTTGAATACACCGTATGATGTACCACCAGCACCGTAAGAATTCATTGAAGCTAACATATCGTCCATTGCTAAACTAGTAGCTCTGTTTACGAATAACATGTTTTCTTCAATAGCACCTTGCTTATCAAATTCTGCTAATATAGCGTCAAACTCAGCTAAATCAGTAGCAGGGTTAACACCAGTAACACCAGAAGTAATATTACCTCTATCTTCGATAGCAGCAAATAATCCTTCAGTACCGTTTCCACCTGCACCAGAATCAGCAGTACCTCTAATTTGCTTATCAGCAAAACCGATAGCAGAAGCATCAGCTGTTAACTCAGATTCTAGCATAGCCATTTCTAAGTAATCAGTAAATCTAGCTCTAGTATCACCTTCAGCTTTTAAGTACCATAGGTAACCGTTTTGTCCTTCTTCACCAGATATTTCTACCCAACCTACTTGAGAAGCATCAGATCCAGAAATCTCGTAGTAATCTTTCATAATAATTGGCTTATTAGTAAAAGATTTAAATTGAGGTTCTAAAGCTGTTCTTCTTTCAGAGTTGTGAGTACCAGTAACATCAGAATAAGATTGACCTTTTCCATACTCAGAACCAATAACTAATAAAGTAGCTGTACCATCAGATAAAGTTGATAAAGCAGCTGTAGCATAAGGCTCAACTGAAACAACAGCAGATGATGGAGTTTCAACAACTAAAGCTTTAACAACAACACCAGCTTGTGCTATTAAAACCATATCGTTTACTCTAATACCATGATTAGTAGTTAATGCATTACCGTCAATGTCAGTTTGTACTGTAAAAGTACCGTTAACATCTCCGTCAGCATCAACTGTTCCAACGTAAGATAAATGTAGTCTTGACTGCTCAGACCAAACTACTTGGTCAGCTGTCATAGCCTCTTCAGCACCTACTTGAGCTAAGAAACCTGAAATAGTTCTTTGTCCGAATACTTCAGCTTCTTTTTCCATTAGGTCTGGTAAATATTGTTGTGCCCAACCTTGAGTTGTAGCACTTGTAAAATCGATGTAATTTGAAGCTAGTGTTTGTTGCACTGAAGCAGCTACACTATTCAAATTACCTCCTGCAGTAATTGCCATAATTTTGTAATTTTAAATTTGTTATTTATTTATTTTTAATTTTAAACTTAAAGTTAGGAGAATCATCACCAAGCACTCTTACTTTAGGGCCACTTGTGTTATCGTTAGAAAATGATTGCCTAGGATCCATACTTACGTTTTTAGCCTTAGCAACACTTTCTTTCATAGCATCAGCTTTACCTTGCTCGTAAAAGTGATTAGCAATAGCGTCGGGGTTCATTGCTGTAAATAAAGATTTATGATAACCTTTAGCATCTGACATTTCATTATTTTTATTCAAGAACTTCTTGACAAAATTATTAATATCACCTTGGGTTTCTTTAACCTCGTTAGCATTTTTCACATTAAACCTATATCTCTTATCTCCGACGTTATATTCAAAACCTTTGAATTTATCGTTAAAAACTTCTTTAGTTTTTAATTTAAAAGTATTAGTTTGTTTTTCCGCTATTTTTTGAGTTTCTTCCGACTCTTTGTTGTATCTATTAAAAAAGTTTACAGCTTTTTGTTGTTCGGTAGTTAGCCTAGAACCAGCTTTAACTTCTTCATAGTATTTAGACTTTTGCCCGTCTAAGTGGCTTTTAGCGTTGGCAACTTGCTCTTTTAACGCTATTTTTTTCTTTTTAATCTCTCTTTCTTCGTCTTCTTCTTCATCGTATGAAAATGAATCTTCTATTAAAAAATCTATTTCATCAGTAGTTAAGTGAGATTTTGTTTGTTTGTAATACTCTCTCAAAATAGTCATGTCATCATAACTTGAAAAATCTTGATTAAGTCTTACGTAATCTTCTAGTGTACCACCAGTTTCCTCCATAAAATCTACAACTTTTTGTAAATTCTCTGGTATTGCTTTACCAGTTTTTTGAGCTTCAACTACAGCTTCTTCAACTTGTTCAGTTAATTCTTCTGTTTCTTCTTTAATCTCTTCTTCAGTAACTTCTTCTAATACTGGAGTTTCTTGTGTTTGTTCTTCCGGTTGTACTTCTTCCTGTTTTTCTGCGGCAGCGGCATCTGCATCGACTGGAGCCACTCTCTCGTTGTCAGCGTTATCTTCTGCAACTTCTGTTTTTTCTTCGGTTTCATTTTTTATTTCTTCTTTTGGTTTTGGTGGTTTATTTAAATCTACTTTAATAACGCTGTCATCATTAGCACTATCAAATTTTGTTTCTTCAACTGTCTCTACAGTTTCAGGTGTAGTTTCCTCAACTACGTTTTCTACGTTTTCTTCCATAATATAATATAATAATAATTAATAATTGTTATCTAGGGTCAAATGAACCTAAATCAAATCCGCCTCCTAATATATCATTACCTGCGGACTCAAAGTTTTTAGGTGGTTTTTCACTTTTTCTTTGATCTATAAGCTCACTTTGTTGTGAAGCTTGTATTCTTGTTCTTTCGTCTTTACGATCTTCTTTTTCTTTTTCTTTTGCTTGAACGTTTTGAGTTTCCATTTGCTTTAATTGCATGTTCATTTGAAACTCTAACTGCATTAACTCTTTTTTATGCATTACTTCTTGTTCCATTTTTTGCGCCTCCATCTGTGCTTTCATTTGTTCAAGCTGTGCTTCTGCTTGTGCTTTAGCTTGTTCTTTTTGGACTTCAAGCTGAGCAGATGCTTGTTGAGTTTGCATGTTAGCTTCGGCTTGTGCTTGAATATTTTGCTGCGCCATAGCTTGATCTTTTTCTAGCTTTTGCTCTCTACGTATTTTAAGTAATTGATTAGCCAGCTTGACATTTTTAATTTCTCTAAGATCAATAGCGTCTGTAAGTTCTATTAGTTGTTGTTGCAATGCCATTTGTATATTTTGCTCTAACATAGCTTTTTCCTCTTCATCAGGCATTAGCTCTATAAATATACCAAAATCATACAGGTGAAGTTCAGACATTTCTTCTAATGTAGCAACGTTGTGAGCGCCTATAGCTTGAACAAATGCCTCGGCAGTTGGCGAATACTCTAGTATATCAGATATTCTAAGCGACAAACATTCTGCTGTTTCAGCTGTTAAGTACAAGCCAGCTTGTAATATATGTCTTGTCGCTGTATTAGAATTAGCAGCTGCTAGCTTTTGCACACCTACTAAAGCATTTTTATCTGGCATACTACCATCTCTAGCTTCATTAAGCCCGGTAGTATCTCTAATCATTTGTAGATAGTAGTTATACGTTCCAATTAAACTTTGCATTTTCTGCCCACCAGAACCTGATTGTATTTCTTGAATAGGCACTTTGCCTGGGTTCATATCACCTTCAGAAGTGAAACTTCGTCCAATAACAGATCCTGTTTGGAAAAACATGTTTAAAGCTTCTTGTGGATTATAGTTTGTACCATTACCTAGGTCTATTTCAGCAAGACCATCAGCATCTAAATAAACACCATCTGGCACCATGCGTGATAATACTTGTTGCAGTTTTAAATGTGTCAACTGTATCATATCAGCAAAACCAGTTATACGTTGTACTAACGACTCTATACGACCTTTATACATACGTGGAGCTACAATACTGTAATTCATTTTTACTTTAGTAAAATCACTTTTAGGCCTCATCATATTTTTAGCCATTTCCCACTTTAACAGTTTGTCTGTTCCTAAAATAATTGCACCATCATATAAGCACTCTACAGACCTTTGTAGTTTGCCAAAGTTATCAGCATCTTCAGGCGGGTTAAACGTATCATCTTTTGGTAATATTTTGTCTGCACCAGTACCAGTTTCTTTTACTTTGTAAACTTCGTTCATGTATGTTTTATAATTAAAGTATAAAACCTGAACTTTGTTATTATCTTGTTCTTTTTCGTTGTAACTTTGGTTGTAGTTAGATTTGTGGTAATTTTTATTTTTAACTATATCTTCTAAATCTTCTTGTTGTAAATGTGGAAATTGTTTTATAAGCTCATTTATTGGTATTGTTTTTACCTCACCAACATAATATATATCATCAAAATAAGGCGACTCAGTATAAGAATAAACTAGATCTACTGGGTCAACATATTCAACTATAACACCTTCAGAAGTGTTAAAATTAGTTTTTACAGCACCAATACCTAAAACGGTAAGGTCATAGTAAAATTGTTTTTTAATTAATTCGTACTTACTACCTTCAAATAAAACGTTTATTGCTTGCTCTTCTGCAATTTCAACAGCTTGTTTATATGTTAACTGCATGTGTAACTTTAACTCCTCTTCAGAACCGGGTAAAGTTTCAGGATCATTTTCATACATGTCAATTCCAAAAGCCTCTGCCGCGTAGTCATTTAATTCTTTTGATCTCATGTCAGCTAATATAGACTCCATGTATTGCGTTCGTTTTTCTACGCCGTATGGATCTTGTGAATAAGCTTTTACATCATATGTTCTTTCAGCTATACCGTTTACTACTATGTCAACAAATTTAGGTATAATAGGTACTGGTTTCCAGTCTAAATTAAGATAGGACAAATCACCATTTATAGATAACTCGTCCTTATACTTTTGTATTGACTGCTCACCCCTAGCATACAGCCTTAAATTATGAAAATTATTATGATTAGTTTTGTATCTGTTACTACCTCTTTCAGTATGAAACCACTCTGCTTCAATAGCTTTAGCTACTTTTAAACCATAATCATAGCTCATTTTTTCCACGTCACTAACTACTTGAGAAGGAAAATAACTTTTTGTAATCATATTTATTCTTTAATTAATTTAGATGTATTACCCGTGTTTGCGTACTTAGCAATACTTATGTTTAGTTTAGGTTTTTCAACCTTTGCGTTAGGTCTATATAAATGTCTGTTGTTAGCCATTATAGCTAAACCAGAACTTATAGACGCATCATGCTTTGTTCTTTTGTTTATATCAAACTTAGCCCAGTCGTTTAGTAATTCATTAAAATAACA